GAATGCGATCCAAGCTAAAGGAGGGCTGATCTATGGGTACTAAAAACTCTACTTTGGTTAGCAACTTTGAAGCTACACCCCAAGTAATGAACGATGCGAGCAACTTGCATGGCGTTATGCGCGTTGCAAGTGGCACAATTGCTTTGGCGGCGGGAGACAGCGATGACAACGATATCGTCATGCTGGCACCGGTCCCCTCAAATGCTGCTGTGCCTCATATCTTTGTCGGTTCAGATACGCTTGGCGGTTCTTGCACCTTTAACGTTGGAATTCATCAAACCACGGGAACCGTGGTCGATGAAGACCTTTTTGCTTCAGCGGTAGCTGATGCAGCGGCATTAGCGGATGTGCGGCACGAAGCCGCTAACATCAACACTGCTGGTCAAAAGATGTATGAACTCGCTGGGGCCAGTGTTGACCCCGGAGGCTTCTATTACATCTCTGCCACAATGCAGGCAGCAGGTGGTACGGCTGGTGATATGAGTTTCATCATTCACTACGTTGTAGACTAATCGAAATCGAAAGGGGCGGCTTTTGCCGCCCTTTTCTTTTCAGGATTTATTCATGGCATCGACTTTTGTTTCAATTTCTAATCGGGCGTTAACACTTTTAGGTGCGCAACCGATTACATCTTTATCGGACGACACGAAGGAAGCACGTTCATGCAATCGTATGCACGAGCAAAGCCGCGATCAGGTTCTACGCGGTCATCCTTGGAACTTTGCAACAAAGAGGGTTGCCCTTGCCGCTAATACTATTGCGCCGGTCTGGTATTACACAAATGCTTTTGATTGGCCTTCTGATTGTCTAAGAATTTTACAAGTTGATACTGTTGAAGAGTGGGTAGTCGAAGGCCGCAGCATCGTTTCCGACGCCGCAGCGCCGTTAAACATTGTCTACACCAGTCAGGTCACAGACATTACTCTTTTTGATACGCTTTTTGTTGAGGCTTACGCGCTGCGTTTAGCTGCGGATATTGCATACGATATCACAGCATCTCAGCCGGTAATGGCTAATATGGAGGAACTTTACGCGAGAAAACTAGCAGAGGCGCGCTTAATTGATGCGCAAGAGGCGCAACCAGCTGCCGAAAACACTTGGCTACAAGCGCGGTTATAGATGTCTCGCGTAACAGCAATTCAAACGAACTTCACCAGTGGGCAGCTATCCCCACGACTTTTTGGCCGCGTCGATTTGAACAAATATCAAAACGGTGTTGCTGAATTAACAAACTTAATCGTTATGCCGCATGGTGGCGTCACAAGAAGACCCGGAACAAAGTTTATAAATGAGGTGCGAGATAGCAGTGCTAAAACTCGATTAATTCCATTTAATTTTAATACCGAACAGGCTTATTGCCTTGAAATAGGCAATTTGTACATGCGGTTTTTTAAAGACCAAGGCACTATTCTCGAAGCAAATAAGAATATTACCGCTATCAGTAAAGCAAATCCCGGCGTTGTAACGAGTAATAGTCATGGGTTTGCAAACGGCGATTGGGTTTACATTTCCTCCGTCGTCGGTATGACTGAGGTTAACGGTAAATATTACAAAGTTGCTGGCACAGCGACCAACACTTTTAATCTAACCGATGTTGATGGAACAAACGTAAATACGTCTGGCTTTACAACCTATAGCAGCGGCGGCACCGCTGCGCGCGTTTATCAAATAACGACAACCTATGCCACTGCTGATTTATTTAAACTGCAATATGCACAAACCGCGGACGTTATGTACATTGTGCATCCGTCCTACCCTCCTCGCAAACTCTCTCGCACAGGCCATACTTCGTGGACGATAGCGGATGTTGCGTTTCAAGATGGTCCGTATTTATCGGATAATATTACAACGAGTACGTTAACGCCTAGTGCCGTAAGCGGCGACGGTATTACTATCACAGCGTCAGCGGTGACAGGCATAAACGGAGGTAGTGGTTTTATTAGTAGCGATGTCGGGCGCACTGTGCGTATCGGTCATCACGCAGCAGAGTGGGCAGCTTCTACTTCTTATGCAGTTGGCAATGTGCGAAGAAATAGTGGCAATGTTTACGAATGCACGAAAGCTGGTGATTCCGCTGGCTCTGGGGGTCCAAGTGGCGAAGGCGAAAATATTGTCGACAACGAAGCAACTTGGAAATTTTTAGATGACGGAGGTGTGGTTTACGGAAACGCAACAATCACTGACATAAACAGCACAACCGAAGTTGACGCAAACGTAAATAAAAACTTTGGCGGCACGACTGCTGAAACTGATTGGCGATTAGGAGCATTTTCTGGTACGACAGGATACCCCTCCGCAGTAGCTTTTTTTGAACAAAGATTATTTTTTGCGGGTACGACATCACAACCGCAAACGATTTTTGGTAGTCAAAGTGGTGATTTTGAAAACTTTACTCCAAGCGCATTAGACACAGGTGCATTAACGAACACGATAGCGACCGACGAAGTAAACAGCATACGGTGGCTGTCGGCAGGCTCCGTTCTTGCTGTCGGCACGGCTGGGGGTGAATTTACACTGTCTTCGACAACGCGACAGGACGCGGTGACACCTAGCAATGTGAGAGTCGTCCGACAGGGTACACGCGGTAGTCATGCCACAAGGCCAATAAGAATAAACAGCGATGTTCTTTTTATTCAATTTCATCAAAGGAAATTACGCGAGTTAACCTTTGATTTTAGTGCCGATAGTTTTATTAGCCCTGATCTTACCATTCTGTCGGAGAACGTCAGCGCCGATGGGTTTGTGGAAATGGGTTTTCAGCAAGAACCAGATTCCGTGATATGGGCGGCTAGAACAGATGGACGTTTAGCTGGTTTAACGTATCTAAAAGATCAAGAGGTTGTTGCTTGGCATGAACATGCGCTGGGCGGTCATATCACAAACAGTTTTAATTCAGCATCGAGTGTTGGAAGTAATCAAATTACGATTAGCAGTCATGGATATGCCACCGGAGACAAATTAGTTTACGACGCAAACGATGCAGAGGTTGTCGGTGGATTGGTCGATGGTACAACTTATTTTGTGCAAACTGTCGATTCAAACACAATCAAACTTGCCGAAAGCAAATCACAAGCGCAAATCGGTGCAACAATTACGTTAGCCGATGCTTCTAGTGCGTCCACGCAGTTTTTGCGTCAGGAATCTAAAGTAGAAAGTGTTACGGTTATCCCCGGAACTGGTTCCGACGAATTATGGTTGTCCGTACAAAGAAAGATAAACGGCACTACGCGAAGATTTGTCGAGGTCATGTCGACGAAACTAGATAGTTTTAGAGGCGGTGACAAAGTTAGTGGTGTGTTTTCTGACTCCGCGTTGACCTACGATAGCACCGCCACAGCATCTTTATCAGGATTGGATCATTTAGAAGGCGAAACAGTTTCAATATTAGGCAATGGAAGTGTTTACGCAAATCAATCAGTTTCCAGCGGTGCGGTAAGTTCATTATCGCCAACCGTTACCCGTGCGACTGTCGGACTTCCCTACACAAGCACTTTAAAAACATTGCGACCGGAACAGGGCGGCGACGACGGTGTTGCGCAAGGGCGTACTAAACGTGTTTTTGAAGTTACCTTTCGATTCCTTGATACGCTGGGTGCGGAATACGCACCTGTCGGCGGTAACTTTGATGAAGTTCAATTTCGTACTGGAAGTACGCCAATGGATATTAGTCCTCCCTTATTTAGCGGTGACAAAACAGTAAAATTTCACGGATCATGGGAAACCGGAGGACAACTGGTCATCCGTCAAACGCAACCACTTCCTTTTGAGCTAACATCAATTGTTACTCGTATACTTACACATTCGGGGTAAAAATATGTGTCCTATTGAATTAATGACCGCACTCGGAGCCGCTGGGGGAACAGGAGCCGCTGTCGGTGGAGCTACAGCCGCAGCAGCGGGGGCAAGTACATTGTCATTTGGTACTATTCTTAGCGGTATTGGCTCAGTTGTTAGCGCAATTGGTCAGATGCAAGCAGGGGCCGCGCAAGCAGCGCAAATGCAACATCAAGCACAAATTGCAGAATATAATGCAAAGGTAGCTGATAACGACGCCATTTTAGCACAACGAGCAGCACAGGCTGACGCGGATACAGTTGATCGTCGTAAGCGGATAACGATTGCGCAGCAATCAGCAAATTTTGCTGCAAGCGGTGTAGTAATTGACGAAGGGTCAACTTTAGAGGTGCTTGGAGACACTGCTGCTGAATTTGAGCTAGAAAGATTAAACACATTGCATGAAGGTGAATTAAGAAAAAGAGCAAACCTTATTGCAGGTGTTCAAGGCCGAGCAAATAAAACGTCACTGTTAGCACAAGCGAAAAGCGCAAAATCCGCTGGTGTAAGAAGCGGTATGACAACACTTGCTAAAGGTGCGACAGAAATATCAAAAAGTCTTTCGCCTAAAAAAATTACATAAATAAACCATTTTAATTAATTGGATAATTAAATAATGGCAAGAATACCAACTTACACAGCGCAGACGCGCGCTGCTGCTGTTTCTGGAACGCCTCGCGCTCAACCTATAAAAATCCATGATTTTTCTAGCAAAGGGTTAATCGAAAGCGGTAATGCGCTGTTTGAAATCGGACAAGGGTTATTAAAAGCCGCAGACGATGACGCATCTTTAAAGGCGCGTACTAACACGCAAATAAAATTAAACGAATTAGAATTAGATTTACAACGATCTGATCCGATGGAAGCGTTACGCTCTTACGATGAGCGCGCGCGCGATATTATTAAGAAAGGTGGGGAAGGATTATCAGTCAACGCGCAAAGAACGTATAATTCCGCTACTGCTGAATTAGCTATGCGCGGCAAAATCGCTGTACAAAAAGACGGTATACGCAGAGGCAGACAAAAATTAGAAGGTAATCTTATAGAGGGAATAAACTCTTTAGCTGTTGCTATTCGCCCGGACGACACCGCAAATGATCGAAAAAGTAGAAGCGACAATGTGCAAGAAATGTTAGCGACTGCCGTAGCAAATCGCGTTATCGACGCAGGCGCGGCTGCGCAATATTTTATAAAGTTTCAAAATCAAGCCTCTCAAGCGCGCGCTTCTTTTGAAATACAAAAAAATCCACGTCAATTTATCGAGGACGCTTCGGAAGGCAACGAATATACCGATTTAACAGGCACACAACGAGCAAATTTTATTAAACAAGCTAAAAAAGCCATAAAACAAAAAGAAAAGGCAGCAACCGCGCGAAAAAACGCTGCTAAGAATGCAGCCCAAAGAAACATGAATTTAACAATAAAAGCAACAATGCAAGATGGACAAATTCCACTAGACCAGCGCGATCTATATACAGAACAAAATTTGCTTAATCGCGGTATCGATTCTGATTTAGCGGAGAAAATGTCAGTCAGATGGAAGGATCATTTAGATTTTATAGATGTGAGGGACTCTATCGGCGCAAATACGTCTGCAAAAGTTTTGAATACATTACTGAAACAATTTAACGACGATACTGAAGGAGAAATTACAGACGACAGACTACAACTTCAAAACCTAAGTCAAAAAAAACAAATAAACGACAGAATTAAAGAGATACAAAAAAACAGAGCTGCTGCTTTGCGACAGCAAAAAATTGAAATTAATATAAAAGAAAAAACCGCCGCGAGAGAAATTAAAAACGTGTTAACAAGAATACGCCAAGGTGGCACAATTGGCGAAGACTTGAAAAAAAAATATTCACGAGAAAATGTACTAAAATTATTTAAAAACGAAGAAACAGCAAATAATTTTAGCGCACTTCTTGAAGATCAATTTGAATATCAAAATGTTAGAAACCAGATTAAAGAAGGAAACCTTTCTACTGCTGAATTAATAAATTTGCGTGAACGATTTAAATTAGATGCAAGGGCAGAGTCATCCGATAATTTGACTGCGTTAGCACTTCAAAATCTGACACAATTTGACCAAATAGCAGCGGCCATTAAACCACAATTAACGGCGCGACAAAAAGAATACATTAAAAAAGTTCAGGTGATAATTACAGCAGATTCTATAAATAAAAAAGAACTTTCTCAAAAAGATTTAGATATTATGTCCGATGCAAATATTGATGCTCAAATTGAAGACCTAAATGCGCGGAATAATTTAAAACGCATAAGAGACAATGCGTTAGCTTTCAATGAGCAAAAGCGTGTATTAACAACCATAAGTCCTGCAAAAGCAAAATTTAACATAGAACAATTTAATCTACGCGCTACACAAGGGGATGTACCAAAAGTTGAGCAAGAACAACTAATAAGACAAAAAGATACCTATATAAAAGCTGTAGAAGCAATACAAAAAAATAGAGAACAAAACCCTGCTGCTGCAATGATTTCTCAAAGTTCAAGTGCGCGAGAGGCTTTTACGAATTTCAACGCAAACCCTTCAGTTAAAACATACGGAAATTATCGGGAATTGATACAAGTTGAATATGATCGTTTAGAAATACCAGTCGAAACACAGCGTCTTTTTCCAAAATCATACGCAAAACGAATTGTAAGCGATTTAAAAAACAAGATGGAACAACAGCCATCGGAAGCCGTAAACACAATTAATAATTACAAAGAAATAATGGGAGAGGATTTTAATAATTTTATAACGGATTTAAAAGATTTAGGTTTAGATGACCGCATTTCAATGCTTTTTGTTATAGATAACAAAGACTTACAAGATAAGTTAGTGCGAATTATAAGTGCAACTAAAACATCCGATTTTAAAACAACTGTAAACACAAGCAAATTTACAAAGGAATTGAACGAAACGTTTCAAACCTTAGAATTAGCTGTAAAAACAGCGGGTATACCAATTACAAATGCAATGCGCGAAGCTGTTATGTTATTGACTGTAGAGAACATGCGGTCAGAAGGACATGAACAAAGCATAGCTATGATACGTGCTTACAGAGAAGTAGTAGGCGATAATTATTTAATAGTTGTTGAACCTAAATTTAGAGGAGTAGTACCAAAAACCGATAGGAATGAAATTGATGCGTCCCGCGCTGCATTATCTTTAGTGCAATGGCATGAACGTAACCCAGATTTTGCATTTGAACCAAACCAATTTGCGGCACTAACTCGCGGTATGTCTGAACCAGCGCGTAAAAAAGCCATTCAAGAACTGATAAAACAAGCCTCTTGGCAAATGACACCAGATGGGCAGGGTGCAATTCTGCATGATGATAATGGACGAGAGATTAAAGATATTAGCGGCAATAGCATCATTGTTAATATTGATCTCTCAATACAGGACAGCGCTCGTTACAATCGTGCGGAAGCTGATAGACGAAATAGTTCACAAAGAAAAAGTAGAAGAACCGTGGGAAGAATTGGTTTAGGTGACCCCGGAGAATAATGATGGCGCAACGTTTTGCTTCTCCACTTACTACAAGAGGTGGTCCCCTTAGTCTCAATTATACAACATACGATGCAGCAATTGCGGCTGGTCAATTAGCTGCATCTGAAAACCCGTTTGCATCTATTTTAAAGTCAATTGATTTAGTGCAAGCTAAAAACGATGGATCGGAGGAATTAAGTTTAGACAACCAGCAAGATCAAATAGACAATGCGCAACTGACTGGCACATTAACTCCGAATGACGGTGAAACGCAGAGCAGTCTTAATCTTATATTAGATTGGAAACGCGACGAATTAGCTAGAAAATCAGTTTTAGCTAATGCACCAGATGATATAGTAACGTCGGTCGCTACTTTAGGAACAGGGTTGTTCGTTTCAATGCTTGACCCTTTAAACGTTGCGTCAGCCTTTGTTCCTGTCGTTAGCACAGCCCGTTACAGTGCTATGTTAGCGCAACGCGCATCAACAGTCGGGCGATTTGCGGTGCGCTCGCGCGTTGGCTCCGCAGAGGGTTTTGTTGGTGCGGCGTTAGTCGAACCTATTGTTTATTCCGCCGCGCAATATCGGCAAGCTGATTACAATATTTACGATACTTTTGCTAACCTCGCCTTTGGTACGGTTCTCGGTGGTGGTTTGCATGGTGTGGGCGGTATGTTAATCGATAATATTAGACCACCCAAAACCGCACAAAATGTAATTCAAGGTATAGACTCCGCTACTGCGGAAGCAAGGCAATCTGCTTTTAGAGCAGGCGTCGGGCAGCTTGCCGCTGGCAGGCAGGTTTTTGGCATTGATTATATTTTACGTGCCGATTTGGAGAATAGTACAGCGGTAGGCAGAGTTTACGAACCTAAACTTGCAGACGATCAGATTGATGAAGCGATAGAAGCGGCAAAACTTGTGTTAGGTCAAAATGCCAAACCACATTTTTTTCTGCGCTCGCTTACAGGTGCAAAAAACATAGGCGTTGCGCGCAAAGAAGTAGAACGTTTAGAAAAGTTAGGGTTTGAGGTGCAATCGCGTCCAGTCGAAAACGGCACCTTTGACGTTGATTTAACTGTTCCAACGGATCTAATTGCGCAAAGCCCTGATGGAAGATTGTTAACATTTCCTAATAAAAAGATTGCAAATAAAGCAAGAACACGCCTGAAAAAAGAAGAAATTATTGAAGACGGAACTGCCGTTAAAATTGGTGACGAATGGTTTATTGTACAAAATAAAGACAAAACTTTTTTAGACATTTTAGCTAAAGAAAGTCAAAACATTGTGCTTCCTACAGAGTTTCCAAGCATTAATATTACAAGGGCAGTATCCGAACAAACTGGCGGAGAGAGAATAATTCCTGACGTTGATTACGGCACCGATCAGATTTTAAAAGCTAATAATCCAGAAGCTCTGATATTCTCAAATCAAGAAATCGCGTATAGAAAAAATGTAGAAGAAAATAGCGAACAACTTTTTGACGATTTAGATGAAGCAAGAGCAAACGATGAAATATCACAGTCGTTAGAGGAAGTTGAACAATTAAAAATTGAATTGAACAATGATGAATTATTGGATGAAGCGATAATTGTTAGCGAAAAAGAAGTGAACATGGCCGCAACAAATGCAGAGCAAATGACCGAAATTAATAATGGTTACAAACAAGCAGCCGCTTGTGTGTTGCAGGGGTTTTAAATCATGTCTTTCGATGAATGCAGAGCAACAATAAAATCAGCAGCACCAAATTTAAGCGACATACAAATAGATGCGTTGCTAGACGAAGTTGCCGATATCGCTGAAAATTTGAAAGCAGATAAGAATATAGCTGATTTAGATGCTGCGGTGAATGACGCCGTTGCCAAAAAAATAGACGGCGAAATGCGCGCTGCGGTTAATAAAAAGAGAAGCGCTGCAATTAATTATAAAATTCGTTTGCGATTTATAAGAAAGTTGCGGCAGGTGCCAGACAAAGATGTCGCAGTTTTTGTCGAAAGCATACTATCTGGGCAAGAGGGCAACAGTAATTACAAAACATCAATCGAAAGAACAAAAAAAGCCTATGAAGGCGAAAGTTATGCAATATTTTTTGATGGCGTAGAAAAACGCGGGTTAAATAGAAGCGAAGCTATCGCATTTTTACGAAAAAAAAGTAATGGCGAAGCCTTGATGCGCGAGAGCTACGAACCCGGTTCATCTGGTAATCCAACGGCAAAAATAATAGCCGAAGCAATGGAGGAAACCACTGAGCATTTACGCAAACTTGCTAACAAGTACGGAGCCGATATTGCGCGTATTCCCGGTTATTTAGTAAAGCAATCACATGATAGTTTAAAAATTACAAAAGCAACAAACGAAAAGTGGATTGAGGACATTCTGCCACTTCTCGATGAGGACCGGACTTTTGATCGTCCGATGACGCTCAGTGCAAAACGAGAATATTTAAACAATGTTTGGGAAACGTTAACTTCAAATCAAAAAACAAACGATTTTGTTAAGGATTTATCGGAAGACCCTATGTTTACGGGTCCGGGGAACAAAGCAAAAAAGGTGTCACACCATCGATCATTGCATTTTAAAGACGGTGCATCAGCATATCAATATATGAGTTTTTATGGCCGCGATGACGTGGGTTCATCTTTTTACGGTGGGGTCGACATGATGACCCGAACCATTGCAGCAATGCAGCATTTAGGGCCAAATCCAAAATTTATGTTGGATGAAATAATTAGACGCGCACAAAATAAACTGCGCGGCCAACCTATTTTGAGCAATAAAATAAATCGAGAATACATAGAAAGATTGTATGACAATGTGACGGGCGCGGCGTCGATAATGCCTGCTTATAAGGCGGATGGATGGTTAACGGCGCGCGCGGTTAATTGGGCAAAAAACATTTCTGGAAGCGCGGTTCTTGGTGGAACGTCGATTACATCGATAGCTGATATTGGAACAACAGCGGTGCGCCTTAATGAATTAGGTGTTGATTATTTAGAAGCGCACGGTTCAGTTTTACGCGGGTTTTTAGAAGGTCGTCGGACTGGTGAAAAAAGAGAAATTGCAGATAGTTTAGGCGTCGGGATGGAATACCTTATTTCGGGTGTGCAAGCTCGATTTATGGGAAACGATGGTATCGATGGGCAAGGAAGTTTTCTGCTTTCAAGTGTGATGCGCATTACCGGTTTAAATTGGATGACCGACACACTTAAAACTTCGGCTGCTTTAACTCTGTCAAATTTTATGTCGAAACAAATATCAAAAGGTTTTGATTCATTAAACAGCACTTTGCGAAGAGAATTGAGCGCGTATGGAATTACCGCTGATGATTTTGCAAGTCTTTCCGAATCTGTGCGCACGACAGATGGAAAAAGTTACATTGACGTAGATAAAATAAAAAACGGTGATTTATCTTTAAAAATGAAAGAGTTTTTTACTGGGTTTTCAGATAGCGCAGTATTAACACCGGGAGCGCGCACGACGGCATTGATGCGGCGAGGCAAACGCGGTGAACCAATGACCGAAATACTGGTGCTGTTTATGCACCTAAAAAGTTATTCAGTATCATATTGGAATGAAATTCTTAGTCGTGTCTGGAAAGGCGAAGGAGTCCGAGTGGGCTACGGGCTACATTTGGTCGCGTCGATGGCAGTCTATGGGTACATTGCCGATATTTTAAAAAGCGCAGTGTCGGGAAAAGAGCCGCGAAAACCAGACGAAAAGGCTTTATTAAAGGCTATTATGACTTCAGGTGGTGTTGGGTTTTATGGTGATCTTTTGATCGGTGCAATGGGCAGAGATGCTAGGCACGGCGAAGGTTTCTTGGAAGCCGCAGGGGGTCCGATACTAGGTTCAGCATTGCGGTCCTTTAAGGTAATGGGGTCACTGATAGAAGGCGATATTGATGCAGCCGCATACAAAGGAATGCGCGTTGCAAAAAGCATGTTGCCGGGGGCCAATATTTTTTATACCCGCCTTGCAATGGATTATATGTTTTTCTGGCAAATACAAGAATACATGCGCCCCGGATGGGCGCAGAATTTTGAAGACAGAGTAAGAGAAGAAACCGGGCAAGAGTTTTATGTTTCACCCGATGAAGCGGTTTCAAATAGTTATTTAAACTAAGGAAAAAATCATGGCTGTCAGTGCTACGACAAACTCCGTGAGTTACACGGGGAACGGTTCAACTACGTCTTTTGCTGTTACCTTTGCTTTTCAAGGCACAGGTTCGACGGCGGAATTAGAGGTTATTGAAAGAACGATTGCTACAGGCGCAGAAACCACAAAAAGTTACACCACTCATTATACTGTGACCGGTGGCAACGGCAGCACTGGTGCCGTTGTTGCTGAGAGCGCGCCAGCAGATACGGTTCAGTGGCATATACGCAGAACGACCACAAGAACACAGACAGTCGATTACACTACCAATGACCCCTTCCCTGCTGATACGCACGAACTGGCTCTTGACCGGTTAGCGATGGGACTACAAGAGGTGCAAGGTGAACTTGATCGTTCATTCAAGGTTAGTCGCACGACGAGTATTACCACGCCAGAGTTCGTTGACGACGCAGCAACCAGAGCGAGCAAGCTGCTAGGGTTTGCAAGCGACGGAAACTCGATTGAAGCAGTAACTGGTCGCGTGAATACGGTCACCGCTTCGACGGTTACACCAACCGCAGGCGCGGCAGGCAGTAGCACCGCGAGCTTTACGGCAGCAAGTGGCGCACTGGCGCTAGGATTAGCGCAAGGGTCAACAGGAATGGCTGGTGGTATTAGCTTACAATACAGCACGACCACGACTGACGCCGATCCGGGCGCAGGGTTTTTTCGAGGAAATAATACAAGTTTAAATTCGTGCACAATTCTATATATCGACGACTCCGACGGCACGACTGACATAACCGCGCAAGTTCAAAGTTGGGACGACAGCACCAACGCTGTCAAAGGATTTATAACAATCCACGGCAATCCTAACCCTGCTTCGCCGTATGTCGTGTTTCGTGTAACCGCGATTGCAGATGCAACAGGGTACACGAAGGTGACGGTTGCTTATGTGGCTGGTGCTACCTCAATCAGCAATAACGCGGAAGTCTCTCTTAGTTTTACCCGCGCTGGCGATGTGGGTGACCCCGACGATGTTTTGACGACACGCGGCGATATTATTGCGCGCGATGCGAGTGCAGCGGCGAGGCTCGCTATCGGCGCGGCCAACACAGTGTTAAAAACTGACGGCACCGATCCAACGTGGGGCACAGTTAGCACCGCAATGATCGGTGCGGATCAAATAACGAATGCAAAAATTGCGGACGACCAGATCGACTCTGAACATTACGTCGATGGCTCGATTGATACGGCGCATCTGGCCGATAACGCTATAAGTCTAGCTAAAATGGCTGGCTTGGCGCGAGGCAAAATTATTAGTGGCGATGCTTCAGGCGATCCCCAAGCGCTCGCGCTGGGCGGAAGTGGAACGGTTCTGACTTCTGACGGAACCGATGCAGCATGGGCTGCTGCGGCGGCTGGGGGCAAACTTGTTCAATACAAGATGGTATCAGCCTCCGGCTCGGCATCATCGGCCTCGTCTGGGACATCTGCGGTGCAAATTGGTACAACGACTTTCACACCAACAAGCGACAGTAACTCGTTAATTCTACTGGTGACTGGTGGCGCTACATACGGCGCAGCCGAGAACGGCGAATCCCGCTTTTATATCACCTACACCCCCAACAGTGGCTCCGAGTCGTTGTTATTTACGTCTGCTCCCCTTGGTGACGAAACTAGCGCCACCCGACATAAAATGGGTATCGCCGGGATGGTTGCAAAAACATCTCCGGGCGCTGCTGAACAAACAATTAAAATACGCGCTAACGGGAAGGATGTTCACAACAATACCGTTTCGGTTGGCTGGGACTTGCAACTTTTAATCGTGGAGATAGCCGCATGACAATAACAAACGGACAAGCGCTTGCAGCACTACGGCCTAACGAATCGTGGGGCTGGCTCGGCGATACGTCGGATTATTCAAAACTTAATTGGCTAGACGAAGGTGCCAGCAAGCCATCCGAATCTGACATTACCAACAAGAAAAATTCGATGATAAGTGCTGCTCCAATGGTGGAATTGCGGCGGCAACGGGACAGAAAACTGGCCGAGTGTGACTGGCGAGCATCTAGCGACCTTACTCTGACGGACGCTTGGAAAGCGTATCGGGTCGCGCTTAGAAACCTGCCCGCCACGAGCAGCA